CTCCTTAGCCTTGGCAATCTGCTCACGTGTAAAGGTTTTAGAGCCTAGCAGCGCCGCTAGTGCCATCGCTACATCGTTTGCAGGATAGACGCGGTCTTGTCCGTAGATTGTCTTAATCGTTACTTTTGCGTGTGTGTCCATAATATTAACTCCTAATGATTGTGATTTGATTGTTCTTTTCTGCCCATGCTCTACCGTCTGGCAAGCGTATAAACTTGTAGCTATGCGCCTTTCCTATCTCTATAGGCGTGTCTAATGGTAGCGCATATTGCCGCACAATGTAAGACGCTAATAACTCCTGCAGCACGTAGACAGCGCTACGCGAAGGGTAAGCAATAGCGCCTAGTGTTGCCGGTTTAAACTTAACAGACTGCAGGAGCTTTGCAGGATTGCCGCGCCTGTAGTCCTCCGGTTCTGGTAGCGTCTGGTTAAATTGCCACGATAAGGTTGCGCTTAATTTATCACCTAACACTGATCGAACCCTCGCAGCTAATGTGTTTGTTATACGCAGGCCACCCAAATTCCCCGTCTGTGTCTATGTGTAGCTGTCGCATTTCACAGTATAGGTCTTCTGGGTTAGGTTCTGGCGGCATACTAGACAGCAGCTCAGCGCAGACGATTAACAGGATGAACATAGAAATTGTCAGTAATACTTTCTCTAGCATCATTTTATTAACTCCCTATAAATAACCTAATTTAACATAATCGCTATCGAGGACCGCAATTTTAGCCTTGCCAGTAGCAGCCTCGATTTCTACTTTGTATTGCCATCCATCGCTTTCGCTCTTTTGTATTTTAAACGCTAGATCAATAGCTACGTCATAGTCCATAATCGTCGGTGGTTTAGTGTCTATTAGCATTGTTTCGCCCTCCGGTATAATTCCATTGCAGCATAGTGGAATTCGTCCCAATACTGCCCTACTTTTGGATTACCTATTGTTTCGCCTATTGTGGCCGCATCATAGGCATCGCTTTTAATATACTTTAGCGAGTCTATAGATAGTGTTTTAAAGCGTGCTATCGTCTCACTATGCCAGTTATTAGCTACCATTGTCTAAACTCCTATTTAACTGCAGCGATTAACCCGTCGCGCATTGTTACATTAGCGAAGAATTCGCGCCCCTTGCCTGTTATATGCGGTCTATTAGCGCCTGTTAGCACGCCATCGCGCCTGTACTCTTCACCGAATAGACTTGTTTCGATATAGTCTAGGCGCTGTCCAATAGACTCTTTTAATACTTTCTTACTGGGGTAATTAAATATTAGCATTGTGCTTTATCCTCAATTGATTGTTGCGACCGCGTATTAGTTTAGCGCTATTAGGTGAGTACTGGTTAAACTGTAGCTCCCAATAGCAATAGCCTTTTGATTCCGCATACCATCCTGCTATTTGCTGCGCTTCATTAGGACCGCGCGCGTCTAGGTTTAACGTCTCAATAACAGGCGCGCAGTAATCTGCCTTTAGTGTTAATGTTGATTTCATGATATTACCCCCTCGCTATAATGTTATTTAGTTTATCGAATGTTGCAGGCGTGAAGAAAAAGGATGCCTTGTCCATCATTGCAGCACGTTTAGCAACACTGCCGCCTTTAAACTTTAATCCGCCTACAACGTTACCGTCGAGAAAACGCAAGTCTGTAGCATCAAAGTCTGCAACGTTTCTAGGCATTTTAAACTCGCCCTTGCGTTCGGCAGTGTTAAACGCTAGCGCTACGCGATGGCCTTTGATTGCCGCTCTAGCAGTGATTGCTAGCGCCTTATCATTGTAAGCGCTGCCGCTATAGGTTATGTCATAGTTAGGCAGGCCATTGCGCTCTAGCCTTCTATATACCTTGCTATAGTCATAGAATCGCACGTGCGGCATTGTAGCGATAAACGCAGTAAAGTCTATATCGCTAGTGCCGTTTAACCTAACTGCTAACTTATCGCCGTATTTAGCGTGCCTCTTTTCTATCTCACTTTCTAGCATTGCATAGAAGCGCGTGCTATCCAGTAAGTATATTATTGTACGACGTGTTGCAGCACGCTGAGCGACACTCATACCCAATTGTCCGCTACTGATTAGGCAATCGTCGAGGCATCCGTTTAACTTAGCGCCTGCGCATAACGTAACCTTAGCTACCTTGTTTGCGGGTTGTAGATACAGTATCGACGTGTAATAACCTTCTTTCTCGCCCTTCTCTACTTTTAGACTGCTACCTAATAGCGGCAATTTGCTATTGATATAGTCTAGGTTATCTATTGCCCATTGCTGCGCGTTAGCCTGTAGCAGTGTAGTCGATTCGATTTGCTCTAGTGTTATCATTGTGTGTTGTCCTGTGTCGTTGTTGTTGCGCCCCTTGCGAGGCGCGTTAGTGTTATAGGTATTTAGCAAGCTCTAGTTTGATTTCCTTTTCTGCTCTAGCGCTTGCTGCAGACCGTAGCATACCTTGTAGATAACGTATTGCGTAGTCTGTATCGCCCATTGCGGCCGCTTGCGCTACTATTTCGAAGTGTCTAGTGTGTTGTTTCATGTTGTGTCGTCCTGTGTGTTGGTTGCTGTTGGTTAGTATAATGCTACAGTGTTTTTCCCTTGTCAATACTATTTAGCATTTAATTTGCATATTTATTTGCACTGCTCTTTGATGCCTATATAGAGACACTAGAGACACTAGCGCCTTTCTGTCTATTGTCCTGTGTTGCCTGTGTCTAGTCGGTGCCTGTGTTGTCCTGTGTTGTCCTGTGTTGTCCTGTGTTGTCTCTATAGGGTGCAACATAGACACTCACACTCCACAACCTAGGTAGACTCCTTAGCTACTGGCTAGACACTGCAGGACCGCTAGAGACTAGGCAGGCATTGCAGTAATCAGTAACTAAATACTAGGCAGGCAACAAAGGCGGGGCAGCAATTTAGGGCGGGGGTGCTGTGGCGGCTGTGGAGAATTATAGTGGTAGGCTCTGACACACAAAATAGTGCAATTTAGCAATGTAAATTTAACAAAAAAGGTGGATTTAACTATATAGTCTAAGGAGTGCTAAGTAGTTGTATTAATTGAGGAAACAATTGCGTCTGCGGAGACTATTTATCTGCCATAAATCCGCACCGTCAGCATAGACACTAACACCCAGTACAGATTAACAAGAAATAGTTGAGAAAAGACTTGACTTTTGAGTAAAAATGTGGTATAAAGACTGCCTAGTTCGTAGCATCTATAGAGATACTATAGTAACTACTCTCGTAGAACACTATTATAAACTCTATTCCCTTCTACTATTGTTCCTAAAGAGGATAAAACAATGATAATCGCTATTGTAACATTTGTTATTATCTCTTATTGTTGTTTGTTAATAAATACAACGTTTAAAGAGCTACAGCATTCTTTAAGCACTAAAGAGGAGTGTAGCGATAATGAGCAATAGCGACTCTATAGACTCTAAAGACGACGTTAAGCCAAAGAAGCGTCGTGGAAGACCGCCTAAGTCCCTTGTTGAAAATAAGAAGAAAGGAAATAGAGGGCAAGTAGGTCGTCCTAAGGGTGACGCTTCAGCGATTGAAGAGTATAAAGCTCGAATGCTAGCTAGTCCAAAGAGCAGAGAGGTTATGGAGTCGATCTTTAACGCTGCGTTAGACGATGACCATAAGAACCAATCAGCAGCATGGAAATTGATTGTTGATAGGATAATGCCTTTGAGTTACTTTGAGAAAGACAAGCTCAGTGGCGGCAGAAGCGCTGTTAGCATCACAATCAACGGTATTGACACAGACAAGCCTATAGACATAAACAACGTTATTGATGGGGAGATAGAAGATGTTTAAATATTTCTCTGTTGATGAGTTTGCTTGTAAGCACACAGGCAAGAATGAGATAGACCCTGACTTTGTTAGCAAGCTAGATGTGTTGAGAGAGGTGTGTGGTTTCCCCTTTACCATCACTAGCGGCTATAGAGACGTTACACACCCTGCTGAAGCTCGTAAGAGTAAGGGTGGTGTACATACGCAGGGTATTGCTGCTGACATAGCTGTTAGCAACGGAATAGAACGTGCAGCCATTATTAAGAACGCTATAGAGTTAGGTTTTAACGGCATTGGCGTTGCTAGAGGCTTTATACACGTTGATACACGAGAAGCACCATTAGTGGTGTGGACGTATTAATGGCAGCGCAAGAGTTAGACATAAGACTGCTACCGTGGCAAGAAGAAGTCTGGAAAGACAAGTCACGATTTAAGGTAGTAGCAGCAGGTAGACGTACAGGTAAGACTAGGTTTGCAGCATCAACGCTACTGGTTAGAGCGTTAAGCCTTAAGAATGGTAAAGTTTTCTATGTAGCGCCTACACAGGGACAGGCTAGAGACGTTATTTGGGATATGCTGTTAGAGTTAGGACAGGGCGTTATTGTCAATAGTCATGTCAACAACCTAACCCTCAAGCTCATTAATGGGGCTGTAATATCGTTAAAGGGTTCAGACAGACCTGAGACAATGCGTGGTGTTAGCTTAGCCTATGTGGTCTTGGACGAGTACGCTGACTTTAAACCAGAAGTG